TCTTCCTTATATGAAACTCCAGCCTCATTAAATGAGCAAACAATTGTTTTATCTAAAACCCAAGTCTTAGTAACATTACCATAAGCAGTTGTTTCGGTAATTGGGTAATACACATCTGCCATCATTGGGAACATGAAGTCTGGGGTTTCGCAAATAGACATTACAACACCCCTAGTCTTGTAATTGACTTGGCATACTTAGAAAGTATTTTGTCTACAAGAATATTACCTGTTCCTTCAAATGACTGCTTGTCAAACTGTAGTTTGAACTGATCGGTATTGTATGCTGTCACATATCGCTTATAATAATCAAGCTGACCGCACTCAATATCTGTTATCAATAAGCTGACTGCACGAGAAATATCTGATGGTACTGCTGTATATCCAGACTCTACTACAACTCTATAGTCGTATGTTCTAGGGAAGCCACCCCAAATACCAAAGTTTAGGTCTAGATAGTCTGTGCTTCCAGCAGGAAGAATAAGATCTGCACTCTCACTTCTATTTAGCTCTCCTGTATAGGTTTGGGTTATAGCAGTTTTATCTTTTGTAATTTCAAAATTACGTACATATACTGCTGGGTTGCTTGCGTCATAAACAAGAACATTGTTTTCGTATACCTGCAAAATTTTCTTAGCATCTACCCATAGTGGTAGGTAGTCTGCCCCAAGACCAGTAGTTTCAAAAGTTGTTTTCTTATAGTAGAATCCTTGTGGGATTACAGAGTCAACAATTGCTCTTGCTAATTCTTCATTAACTGTTTTTGCAGCTATGTCAGATGCTGTGTCTGCCAGTGTATTTGGGTCTAGGTATGGTCTACGAATCTGATAGGTGTCGTCGTGAATAACGTCGCCTGATGCATCAGTAATTACAACTCTATAGTCTGAGTCATACTTTGCTGGCAAAGTAATTGTCCAGACATAAGCAGCATTATCTGTTACGGTTTGTGTAGTTGAACTAAGGTCTGCCAAGTCGGTAATGGTTGCTGTAAACACCTCATTAGTTGTGTAACTCGCTGGGATAGTATATGTAAACCCAACGGTAGTGTATGGCGATAACCTTAGTAATTCCATTAAACTCCGTACTCCTCTGCAACCTCTTCTGGGGTTGCGGTACGCACGTGATCACGCTTAAGCCACTGTTCAGCCTTTGCTTTGTCTACGATATTGTACCCTTTGTCGATCTTCCCTACGCCTTCCCACAAGACACTTCGTGTAGAGAACAATGCTACTGTTTCTTTCTTAACAACTTTAGGCTCTACCGCCTTTACTTTTGGTGACTTACTTGCGGCTCCTGAACCGATAGCACCACTCTCTGTTGGTGTAATTGAACCAGACTTTTTGCCACCTTTGGCAACGGTACGAGATGATCCGATTACGTTATCTTCATCTGTTTCTGGCATACCCTTTGATTTTTGTTTTAAGTCTGCAATTGATTCTTCTAGTGCTTCTACAGAATTTTCTACTACTTCTTCAATTGTTTCTAGTACTTCTTCAACTGTCTTTTCGACTGTTTTGATAATTGTTTCGTTTGACATTAGAAACCTCCTTAGATAATTATATCAGATAGTAAGAGAGGCAGGGACCGAAATCCCTGCCTCCCCTAAGAGTAAGACTCAAATTATGAAGATGAATCCTGGCTGTCAGCATCAACCCAAGCTACAGCGTCTTCCTCTTCCCACTGAAGTCCGAAACGAACGAATACGGTGTATTCGATTGTGTCTTTCTTCGCAACGTACTCACGGTTTACAGTGATGTCTCGCTGGAAACCCCAAATGCGGTTTGAAGGGAATGTAAGGTCAACGTAGTTGTCTGGGTAGTAAGGAACTTCCATTACTGGAATACCTAGTACACGAGTACCACGAGCCTCTCCTAGAACCTGGTCAGTACCTGCAAGGTATGCATTACGGTACTGTTCAGTCCAGATGTTGGTTGATGCTGTACCATTTTTCTGAACGATGTCAGCGAATGTGTCGGTGCTTGCATAGAACTTAAGACCGTTCTTGAGAGCACGATACTTTCTTGGTAGAGCAGAAATAACACCTTGAAGAACTTCTGGAGTCCACGCACCGCTTGTAACGGTTGCAGAATACTCGTGAGCATCTCCACCGAAACGAACCTTGCGAACGAATCCTTCCATAATGTTAAGGAATGAGTTTCCCCCAGTTCCTGTACCATTGATGGCAAGATCTTCAATGTCATTTGCGAATGCGTTGGTCATTAGACGAACAAGGTGGTCCTCAAGGGCTGCACCTTCAATGTTGTCTTCCAATGCCTCAGCAGAAACTTCCCAGTCAAGGCGAAGCTTCTTTGTTGTTAGTTCAACCTTAGCAAAGGTTGCACCTGCGTTTGTGTATGTAGCGTCAGCCTGGTTTGCAGCACGAATAACTCGTTCTCCAACGTTGACCTTTTCGAGTTCCATTGTGTTGGCTCTCATTGTGACTCTACGACCATCTTTAGCGAGAACTGTACCGTCCCAAACATAGTCAATAAATCTACGAGCCTGTTCAGGTCGTAGAATACCACTACCTGCATCACCCGAAGGATTTACGGCGTTTGATCCAGTTGTAACACCAAAGTTTGCGGTGGGGATGTTTCCAAGTGTATCTGCACCTGGGTTAGCAACACCACCAATTCCTCCAGATGCAAATGCACCTTCGCCATTTGTTTCATTGGCTCCTGCACCTGGATAATTTTTGATAATCTCTTCCGACATTTTGTCACCTCCTAAGTGATTTTTTTTATTTGAATAGATCGGCAGTTTTGAGGAAACGTCCGTCCCATAGGGATTTCTCAATCTTATCTGATTGATTTTCCTGTACGATCTCGCCTAGATCGCCAGATTTGCGGAAAGCGGTATCTGCTTCAACAGCGTCAACTCTCTTTCCAAACTCGTTAAACTCGCCCTTGGCTTCTGTTACCTCATTTTTTACAGAGTCAATTGACTTGCTTAATTGTGCAATTTGTTCAGCTTGTGCCTGAACAACTGCTGTTAGATCGCTAAAGGCTTTTGTAACGGTATCCTTGATTTCAGCAACTGCGTCTACAAGAACATCGTCTGACTTGGATACTGAATCAGCCTTCTCAGCAACTTCTTCATCAGCAACAACTTCTTCAGCTGCTACCTCTTCAGTTACCTCTTCTGCTACTTCAACATCTGCCTCTGGAGCGACCTCAGCTTCGACAGCGACTTCTTCTACTGTCTCAGCGACTGTTTCATTTACTTCATCAGTCATAGGACTTACCTCCTTAGTTATCTTAGAAGTATTAATGCCTTTAGCACTATCTACTAAGAACTTTACCATTTCTGGTTTTTCTGCATCTGACTTTTCTACAAAGCCGATGTTTTTCATTTCAGCACCAGTTGTTGGGCTGAGTTCGGATTCGTTTGCTGAGAGCATTACGATACCGTTTGCTTCGTCCCAGAAAACATTTTCAATTTCTACGTCCATGCTATCTCCTGTGATTACGTCAACACCGTCTACCTTTTCGACAGACAAAACATTTGCAAACTGATTTGCAGGGGTATCAACTAGTGAAAGCTCTACAAGATCATAGTCTTTAATGATGCGAACAGTGGCATCCATTTTTTCGTCAAAGGCATCGTCCCACTGGTTCATCTTTCCACCAATTGAGAATCCTGAGAGTGTTCCATCTAGAACCTTTTCCCAAGTGTCTTGAGCACCCTTTGAGATGTATGTTGAAACATAAACACCTGAATAGAACTTCTTTGACTCTGGGTCAAAGTACTTGTCCTCTTTGAATGACACCATTTTACCTACCGCTTTGGGCTGGTGCATTTCACGAATGTTACCACGGAACTTTTCAAAAGCTTTCATTGAAGCTTCTGGAGTAACGATGTCGTTTTGCTTGTCAAGGTTATCAAGCGTAGCAAAGCCAGAGACGATACGTCGCTCTTCGTCAACTTTTGAGAACGGCATTGACAGGCGAACGTTGTCGCCATCTGTGTTCCAGTGGGCTTTAGAAATAGTCATATTAATTAATTATATACCGTTTTTTACAATAATGTAACATTGTTATTACATTTAAATTATAACACAGTTTATGCTGACGATCTGCCTTCGCCCTGTGCGTTTCTTCCAGTGGTAGTTGATGTGCTATCTGAATTATTGTTTGTACGCTCTGTGTCACGCTGTCTATTGTTTGCTAGATTAGCACGAGCGTCAGTTGCTTGACGTGGTGTCATTTGAAATACCTCGTCACCGTCTGCACGTTGAGGAAGTCCAAGTTGATCTCTAGCCTCGTTAGGAGTAATAATCTGTGTCTTAACGTAGCGTTCTAGAATTTGTGACTGTGAAATTTCATCTGTAAGAGTTAGCTCGTTAAACTTAAACTCTAGAATATCTGTCTTCTCTTTAATAATCTTGCTAAGAACTTTCTCAAGATTGGTTTGTGCAGGACGTGCAACCTGTTCCTTGAATGTACGGTCTTGTGCGAGAGCAGCAGCAATGCTTGCAGCATCTCCACCACCAATCTTTGACAGTGGAACTTGATGTGCAACAAGAATGTCGTCACGATTGCGGATTCGATACTGGTCAAATGATGCCTCTTGAACGTTATTCTCAATTGGCTCCATCTTAAACTCTACCTTGTTGTTATCAGAGTCTGCTGGCAAAGGAATATAAAGTGTTCTGTGCGACTGTCCCTTTAGGCTGGTCTGCAAGAAACGGAACATTTTTTCTTCGGCATCGTCTGAAAGCTTTGCACCCTTTAGAGTTATAACGTAGCGAGGAACAGCCTTATTGCTAAAGTAGTCAATGTTGTATTGTGAAGCAAGCTGATCTCCGTGAAGAGATGAGATCGCAGACATAATATCTGGGATTCCGTAGTATGTGTTGAGTGGAGAGTATTCTTTGTAGTGAATAATCTCATTGGGTCGTGGGTCGTCAGTTACTGGGTTTGGGTTAGCTGCCCCGAAATTTCTGAAGTAGACAACCTTATTGCCGATAATCTGAACGTAGCCATCTTTTAGTCTACGGACTCGCATTGTGGTTGAGGGA